GCGTTATATCTCCATGACCTATAACTAAATCTGCTAATTCAAAATCATTAGTTACAGTTATACCGTGCTCCTTGAGAGCTGCTTTTAATCTATCTTGTGATACACTACACTTAGGTAATATAAAAGCTTTCTTTTTAGTTCTAAAAGTTTGGTCATCCTCAGTAGGGACCGTTAATATAGTATGTATTTTCTCATATGTTGTTTGATCTTCAGTGCATAATACTTTAGATACCTCACCTGAAGAAGAGATGACACCATTAATAGTGTCATTCTCTAATCCAAAGTAAGTTAAAGCATCAGCATTATAATCTTGATATACTGATTTGTTTGCCATTTTATTTCATTGTCATTTTAACGATGTCTGGGTTCATCATCATTTTATTAAACTTCTTTTTATTACCATTGAAGATTGTTCTTACAATTAAATACTTGAGATCATTAGTAAAATAATCTTTTGTACAAAGTGAGACTAATCTATCAGTTTGCTTCTGTCCAATAGTGTTTTCTTTAGAATATACTACAGCATAGTTACCGAGCCTTGTTGCTAATGTAGCAGAAATATCTGCACGGTATGTATCATCTTGACCTATACAAGATCTAAGTTCACCAAGAATATATGACTCATTATCATGTGTCAACAAATCTTTTGGTGTCACCAGTTTGTCTAGTTTGTTATTAATAAAGGTTGTAAACATAGATGCAAATGCATCACCCACACTACCTTCACCAATCATCTGAATCATACTAAGGTTATCCTCAAAAGAGTCAAAGCTTGATATAGAGTTAAAGAACGTTGTTATAGATCTAGCATTAGTTTCTTGAGTTACTAACTCAGGATGTAGAAGTAAGAAGTTAATACATCTTGAATCTATACCTGCACCTTCCGCCCATTGAGCCCATACATTAACATCAAACTTTAGATTAGCTGTTACATACCTAGTCTTCTGTGCAGAATCTACACTGTTAACCATATAGTCTCCATTATCCGGGTTAGCTGTTAATATAATATGCCAGTTCTTTGGTAAGGTCCATGATATATAAGTTTGTCTATCTATCAATTCCATAACTGCTTGAATAAATCTTGTGTCAGCTCTATTCCAGTCATCTAATAATAAGATACCACCTTCCTTAGCATCAGCAATCCATTCAGGAGCACAATAAGACATTCTATTCTTACCTGTGATTTTATATCCTTGCTTAAGAAACTCTTGAACAGCTAACTCATCAACCCATTGACCTACTTTCTTAGTAACAGTTTGATTTAAGTTAGCTAAACTAGTTCCCGCTGCTCTTTGTGCTGCTGTAACCATATTAACATTATTATTACTCACTGCTACTTTTTTCTCCTTATACATTTGGAACTGTCTAACAGGAAATCCTACTAGGTCACCTAACTCTTCTATCTGAGCAAGATTTAGTTTTACAAATGTTAAGTTGTTTTCTTCAGCTAGTTCTACTATTGTTGAAGTTTTACCAATACCTGATTCTCCTACAACTTCTATAGATACAGGACCCTTCCCATTACTCTGTAGAAATCTATTGTTTTCTATTATATGATTTACAAATCCTTTTAGTTCTGTTACGTTTAAATTTACTTGTGCCATTTTCTTTTAATTAATTAAGTTGAATTTTCTGTCCTGGTAGCTCATCATTGATATTACAGTTAGAACTGTGTACCCATAATGTATTATTAGGGCAATTATCAGGAGAATAAGCTTCACCATCTGTTAAATATATTAGAGCCGTATAGGTTCCCTTTTTTTCATTATAATAGTCAATTACTGGTTGGAAGCTTGTCCCACCACGACCGTGTATTTCCCAATCTTTATTTGGATTAAATTCTTTCACGCTGTTCAAGCGGGTATCACACTGTGCTACTGTAATCTTATGGCCTGTCTTATGCATATGTGTAAGTTCACTAAAGAATTCCTTTAGTTCATCATTATTCACAGATCCACTTGTGTCAACACCAACAAGTATATGATTTTTGAATTTAATTTTAAGTCCTGGATTTGCTGCATAACGTTTATTATACTTACGTCTCAGCTTCTTTGTATATACTATACTAGAATTACCTGCAAACCTTCTGAGATATTGTTTCCAATCAAATTTTGGTGCTTCAATATTCATTAGTCTTTCTATCAATTCAGCAAGCTCACCAGGTATATTACCTTGTTTCTTTACTGTCTGCTCTGCAGAATCTTTAAGCTGATGCTCTATTTGTTTTTGCATTAGCTTTTTATCTGCTTCAGGTAAATCATCAAACTCATCCCATGTACCATGACAATAAGGTGATTCACCATTCATTTGATTCATAAGACTATCTAAGGATGGACATGTACCATCTTCTTGGGCCTGTTGTAGCAGTTCATAGTATTTATCTGTACCTGCTTTCTTAGGTAGCTTTAGCTCAGGGAAACTTGATAATAGTAAACCACCGTCAGGTAATTTACTTTCCAGTATGTACTGGTTGATCTCTAAGTCAGCAGCTATATTAAATAACTTCTTGTCTGAGTATCTATCCCTTGTTATAAGATGACCAAATGCAATATGCAATAGCTCATGCTTAATTAAACCAAATCTATGATCTTCACTGAGGTTTATATAAAACTCAGGGTTTATAGTCAATTGACAACCAATATTATTTTTGCTTACACCTGCTGTAGCAAGATTTAAACTATATTTCTTATTGATACCAATTAAAAAGAGCCCGTAAAAGGGCTCTGCAAATATTAAACTTTTGGTTGTTCTAGCAACCGCATCTTGTATGTTAATCATTGTCTCTTAATTTTCTTAATATGTCTATGTATATTTCATCTATTGTTTCTTTCTGAATAAATGCATAAATTCTTGTTGTCTTAAAACATCCTATAGTAAATTGATGTTTGACTGCTATACAAAACTTTACTCTGTCATCAAACATTAAAGCCTTGGCCATTAACCTATCAACTATTTCTTTATCTGCATAATCTGCATTATTATATAATTGACTAGCTAAAGCTTTGTCTTCAGGAAGTCCTTCAAACATTTGTTTATACCTAAAAAATTCATCAAGTGTTATTATCTTCTTTTTTTTCATTATTTATAATTAACTCAATCCATACACCTGGGTTCTCTTTATTATAACTATACTGTTCAAATGCGGGTATTATAAACTCTGCATTATCATCCTCAATCCACCCATACTTAACCATATCATCTTGCACTGTCTGTGCAGGATTTAAATAATCAAATTTATGTCTAGACCCTCTCACAAATTCAAAAGAGATTTTAACAGGAAGCTCATGCTTCTCTAGTTCTTTTTTAAATTCATCAGTATATTTATCATAAATATCCTTAGTTGCTTTTCTGTAATTCATTACAGCTTTGCTTGCTATAAAGTATTTACCTGTCCAACGTCTACCATTCTTACTAGAAGGAACGTTACCCGGTATCCACCATCTTTTATTTTGCATATTATTTATTTATTGTTTGTTTTAATAATGGTTTTAACATTGCATGCGTCTTATCAAATCCTATTTCTTTCATAGCATCTGATATGTCTTTGCATATAGTTGGCGTGCATCCATTAATATTATATGCTTCTGCATATCTTTTTACTGCATGTTTACCTGCATCATCATTATCAAATATAGTAATAAGTTTTTTAAACTTCTTTTTCAAGTTAGCAATTATATGAGGTTTAATCATAGTATTCTCTGAGTCTGGACTAATAACTTCTATGTTATATCCCATACCTTTTAAACACATTGCATCTTTAAGAGAAGAACAAATAACTAAGTATGGTTCTTTATACTCTAATTGATCTATCCCCTGGATGTAACTTTTAACTTTATGAAATTTATGCTTTTTACTATAGGGTTGGTATATCTTAAATACATCACCGTGTTTATCAAAGTAACCATATGTATGTTTACTTCCTATCTTAAGTGATTCTATTTCCAATGATTCCTCTTTTACCATATTGAAATACTCAATTGGTTTTACATTATATTTTTCTAATAATGTTTTTCCTATTCCAAATGGTAACCAAAAGTTAGCATCATCTTTATTCCATTTCCTGTACTTAATAAAATCTATTTCCCACTTTGCTTGTGGTACAAACTCTACCTCAACTTTACCATTCTGTTGAATATAGTTATTGTAGTCCTCTATAATTCTTCTTGTGGCTTGTGGATAACCTAAACTAAACATATGTCTAACTAAGTCTGATTTATTTCCACCTCTACCTGTTGAAAAATCTTTGAACTTATACTGCATTATAGTCTTATCAACGTATATACAAAAGCTTGGGGTCTTATCATTAGGATTAAATATTGAATTAATCTTTATGTCTTGTCCCGTAAGCTGTTCAGGTAGATTTAAATAATATTGAAATACCCAGTAACTAGGTACATCTGTTTCTTCTAATATTAAATTTTTAGTACTGAACATAATCCAAATATATTAAAAAGAAATGGGCCCAGCTATTAACTGAGCCCACTCTTTAGGATTTATATTACAGATCAAAGTCACCACCAGCTGCAGAAGCAGGCTCAAAGTTTGATGCTGTTGATTCTTTCTTTAAATAAGGTCTGAAATGATTAGTATTGTTTCTGTCAAATGACAATAGATTAGAACTTTCTTTATCCATTTCTTCTAACGGCATACCATCTTTACTTCTCTTAGGTAAGAACAAATCATTATTTACATAACCTTCTTTGTTTTCCCACTCACGTGCACCTAAGCATGCATTGATGTATCCGGTTTCAGAACATACATTTCCAGCTTTTACCATAAAGTCTTCAATTGTATTTGCTTCAATTGCATCAAGCTCATTTCTCTTTCCTACTACTTCTGATAAGAAAACCATAGCTTTTAACACTTCTGTGTCACGGCTAATTTCATTACCATTATTAAGAGTTGCATCTTTAAATGGATATGGTGAGAATCTTACTCTGCCTACTTGACCTTCAAAACGTGGTCCATTAGGATTATTCATATCTTTTAAGAATCCGTTGAATTCCCCTGTTACAGGCTCTCCTTCTACATGTAATGTAATATTAAATGCATCCATATCATATGGTGTTTGATCAAATGATATTGAGTTAATTTTAATTTTGTGGTTACCCACTCCAATTACTGGTTTGATGCTACCTGATCCGGCAGACATGTCTTTAGTACTTAACATAATTTTTCTTTTTATTGATTATTAATTATTGATTATATTCCTCAATACAATCCTTTACAAACTTTAGGTCATTAGGAATAAACTTATCCTCAAACATACCCATTGGTGATTTACATGTGTTCTCTCCTGAGTTTTGAGTTTCAAAACCATATTCAAGTTCACCATCATCATTTTTATTTACTTTCCCAAATAATACAATGGAGAATAGGCCTTCTAAAGTAAGAGTATTGTCAATCATTTTACCAATAGTCTTTGCTTTAATTTTTCTATTACCATTTATATCAGTTGAATCTTCTGAGTGAGTCAAAAAGATTACTGTTAAGTCATCTCTCAGATCTTTAGGTAGCTTTGCCACCATGGCTAAGTTAGCTGCAATCTGTGTAAACTTATCATATCCTTTCTCATTTGCTCTATCAAAATATTCAAAAGAACTCATATACTGCCAGTCATCAACAACTAATGTCTTGATATGGCTCATCTTTTCATCAACATGCTTAATAGCTTTAATTATACCTGCACTTGATGAAGCAGATGTAAGATTACCTTTTGGGTTATCTTTGCTAATTTGATTATACTTGCCTTTCCAACCTTTAAATGGTAACGGTTTGTTAGCAATATTTATAATGAAAGTCTCTTTAGGATCTAATGTCCTGATTGAGGTAGACTTTCCTGTACCTGAATCTGCAATTACCAATACGCTTTGTGCCATATTATTTACTTTGGATTACTGTTATTAATTTATTTAATGTTGCATTTATTTCTGATAATACTTTTATCAGATCTGCAGAGGTGAGGGAGGGAGCAGTTTGAGTAGTTTCATCTGGATTAGGCAAATCAGGATTTGCAAAATCTATAATAGCTTTACCCCTACTTGTAACATCATTTACAACTTTTAACTCACTGACTGGTATAATATGTCTTTGGAAGCCTGAGTTGCTTGTTATCATTTCATACTCCTCTTTCCAATGAGGGTTATTCTTGTGATAATATAATGTTCTTTTTGGATCTTCTGTATCATAATCTATAGATACAAACTCTGTATATATATCCTCTCCTTTTTCAAATTCACTTGGGAAGAAACTAACATGTAGCTCATCCTTACCAGTTGGCCTATAAGCCATCTTAGGTATGTATAGTGCATTAACTATACCCTCTGTTTGAAAGTAGTCATCATGCTCTTCTCTGAGAGATGCAACCTTCTGTTTTCTTTGTTGCGGTGTTAGTCCCATCTTTGATTTATTATTTAAGTTTTTAGTATTTATCATCTGCGTTCTTGTTGTCCTGGTGTTATCATTTCTTCTATCTGCATTTGCTCAAACTTTGCTTTAAAGAATGACATCCGTGCATCACCATTTCTGGCTTTTAGAAAATGCAACACCAAGGTTCTATCATTTTCTATAATATATCTATCAGGCCCATAGAACCTAATCTTTTGTTTAGCTGGTCTATTAATACCTATCAACATATCTGCATGTTGTAGCATTGCATCTGAGCCAAATATATCTGACTCAAGTATATAATTACCATACTTACCATCTATTGCCCTGTCTGGATTATCTATGTTCCGGTTAAGTTGTGATAAAGCTATAAACAAACAAGGATAATCACGTTTACATTGTGTAAAAAACTCACCTAATTCAAATAACATATCTAATGTATTATTTTGATAGGGTGCTCTTTTTACTAGCATTGTATGGTCTAAAGTTATAATTGTATTTACACCTTTATGTTGATTCATATACTGATCAATTTGTTCACGCATCTGATTTACTGTCATAGGTGTACTAATTATATCAACGGGATGTTTAACTCTTTCTTTAGCATATAAGTGACATGTGTTTAGTGTATCAGTAGCTAGTACTGATCCTGCACTACACAGTTCTTTGTATGTTTTACCAGTGATAGAACTAAACTCTCTAATAGCTGAGGTTCTACCTACCATCTCAAACTGAAATTCTAATACTCTAAACTTATCATTTGGATTTAATGCAAATGATTCTCTTATGATTTGATCTTTAATTAATGTTTTACCTGAACCAGGTCTACCACCAATTACAGTCAATGTATTCCACTCTAGACCATCAGTAGCGGCATCATTAAATTTAGGCCAAGGAGTGTATATGGATTTCTCCTCTCCTGTAGACCTAGCATACATATATTTTAGTGCTTCATTGAAAGCAGCATATTGGCCAATCCATGACGGTTTATTTTTCATACTACGTTTTCTTTAAAATGTTCTTCCTCAGTACTAACACCATCTACTATCATATCACAGTAGTCAGCTAGTCTAGAGTGTTTAACTTTATGCTTATCTTGTTTTGATATAAAGTATTGACTTGTTTGCATATACATATAGTCTGCATCTCTATACTCATTTACATACATCCGTGTTGCTGTAATAATAGCATCCCATGTATGATCATATGTTTCAAAGAACCATCTGAAGTTTTCTCCTAATGCTTTCACATTATTCCTTGCAGGGTTACCACTTGGTAATTTTCTAGCAGGAAATATTTCTCTATAAGTATGGATCTTATCATTAAAGTCCTTACCCATAAGTTGTATATCAGTTTTCTTCTTTGCTTTAACAAAATAGTTATCAAGCTTAGCACAAAATGCTTTAGCTTCAGCAGTCATTTTATATTGGTTATCCTCTTTTATAAGTAAACCTTTGGTTATTAATACTTGTTTATCTTCAGCCAGGACTATTGGTAAGGAGACTCCTTGCTTCATGCCAAATAGGATCAAGGCTTGATTTGGAGTTATCTTTACTTTCAATATTTTCTGGAATAGTTCCCACATAATTTTCTAAGTGTTTTAAAGTGTTATTGTATGCATCTAGTACAGTCTTATCATTACTAAAAAATCCATTCTCAACCATTTTACATGAGTTAATTACAGTAGCGTGGTTACGTTTAAGAAACTTACCAACACTAGATTTAGAATGACCCTCTTTATGAGCTAGATAAGACATTACCTGTACATAAACCAAGTAAGTTCTAAACCTGTTTCTATTTTGTAGTGATTTAATACTAGAATAGTTTGGATCAGCTTCATGTAATGCAGCTAGGGCACAATCATGAAACACACCTATAGGAATCTTTTTATCTTTTTCTGAAGGGCTGTAAATATACAACTTTACATTATAAGTTTTATAAAAACTTTTCTTAAAATCACTTATATCTTTTTCTTTATTCTTTTGTAGGATAAGTTCTTGAATACTAGACATTTATATTATTTTTTTAGGTTATTAAAGATAGTAAATATTACCAGTCTATGCAAGTTTTTTCCTGCTTATCTAGTTCTGTATTTACTTTGTTAAAGACATCTTTACAGTCCCATTCTCCACCTCTATATGCTGCTGATGCAGGGTGAGCTACTTTAAACAATTTTTGTCTGTTCAATAGTAATTCCCAAGCTTCTGCTTTCTTTCCCATAAGTATAGTTGGTATATCTTTATTATGTCTATTTATATTTTCAAACAAGTATTCTGTAAATGGTTTCCATATAGAATAGTGTGAGCCTATAGAGTTTATCTCTACTGTAAAAGCTGTGTTAATTAACAACACGCCCTGGTTAGCCCAACGTCTTAAGTCACATTCTTCTGGTGTATATATTACTTTACCTGTTTTATTATGATCACCTATAGTTTGTTTAAGTATATACTGCAGGGATTTTTCTGCTTTACCTTTTCTACTACAGCTAAATGCAATACCATCTGCAACTCCAAGTTGTGGATATGGATCCTGACCTATAATAATACACTTAAGTTTATCATATGGACATTCTAAGAATGCATTAAACATATCTTTAAATCTAGGTGTAAATCTTTTCTCTGCATTTACACAGTCAACTAATTTGCTCATTATCATATCAAACTCTAATCCATTTATAAATGGGGATAGCATAGGGGCCCATCCTGAGTCTTCTAATTTATTATTGACATCATTTCTTAATTGCTCTATGTCAATTTCTATTAAGTTCTGGTTCATATTAAATTCTTTTTTGTATCTTTGATTAATTAATAACACTACTATGGCTAACAAGCAATTCATTACATATGACACTACTAAAAATTTAGTAGCTGATATTAATCCTGCATTTATACAAGGATTACAACAAATTTATGGTAGATACATCACTGAGTTTTACCCTGATGCATCAATATTTGGAGTTCTTATACAAGACTTTAATGAATTGATTTTGGATCCTGACAAAGCTAAAAAGAAAAATAGACAATTCACTTCTATTGAAAGTGAACTTTATACTCTATATTCTATAATTAACATACTTAAGTCATTTGCAAAAGAGCAAGGACTTGAGAGGTATGAGGATCTTAAGGTTACAGAAGAGGATTTTGGTAACATAGTTAAAGACATCAATAAGGAAACTAAAAATCCTACAGAGATGTTATCTAAGTTAGCTGAAAAGCTTAATGAAATGTCATCTTAATTGCATTCCACTAAAGTCTCCTATCTCAATACAAGCTTGTATAGCTAGATTAAGTTCTTCTTTATCACACTTTCCAAAAGATTTACAGTGCTCTACGTTGTTCTTAACAAAACATAGGCCAGCTTTACGCTTGACTTGTAGTTTTGCTTCTTCAAATGTATAGCCTATTTCATTGGCTATTTCCCTTATCATTGCATGTACTCTTGCAAGTTGTGGGTTACTGCCTTTACCATCCTGGACACCTATAAATAATTCTATACGTGCACCCTCTGGCATATCTTTAAGAAACTTGTTATATTTAGTTTCAAAGGCTTTTATAGGGAAGTGTAATTTACCTTCTTTGATTGTTGCTTGTACAAACAGTTGATCTTTCATATTAAATTACAGACTAAAGTAACTATACATAATACAATTCCTGCACATAGTACAACAAAGCAACCTTTATATATCTTTTCCATTCTTTCAGGACTGCGTCCTTGATTACTTCTGTATTGTCTATATCTTAAATCATCTAGATATTTTTTTTTATCAAACTTTTCTCTCATAATATTTATTCTTTAGATCTTAGTATTTCTTCTTCTATATCCTCTGGATATAATAGTTCATCTATTTTTACTGAAACATTATTTCCTAATCTATCAGTTAGTATAGCCCATACGTTGAGTACTTCAACAGTTGGTCCATAACCAGGTGTACCTGGATCTCCGTTTTGGTCATACCATTGATCAGGTTCTCCCTTATCATAGATATAGTCTACAGTGCACTTAACACCATCATGGTCATATTCATACTCCTCCATTATAAAAATCTTAATGCTCCTCCATCAACGTAAACAAACTCTTGAGCACATTCAGTACATCTAGCATTTGATTCATTACGTGTTAAGGTAGGCATATTACAATTAGGACAAGGAGTTTCCCCTTCTTCCACAAATTCTTCTATAGCTGTTCTAGCAAGTCCATGAATCATTGAATCATGTACTCCTTGGTATATTTGTTCTTGTTGCTGTTCCATATAAAGTTCTTTCATTTTTCCCATTGCTATAGATTTTTAAGTTTTTGTGTTTTATGTACTAACATTTGCCTCACAGTTAGTTTATTGATATTGTTTTTTAATTTTGATTTTCCTACACTGTTGCCTGCAATAAATGCTGCACCAGCTACTAATACTAAGATTAAGATTTCCATTGATTTATCTATTTAAAGGGTTATAACGTTGAATTTTTGTTTCATCAAATGATTTAAGGGCTGATGACACCCAACTTACGTCTTGTGTATTTTTATAACATAATACATGACATATTGCTGTCTCACTAGGATTTAGTCTTAGTAATCTACCAATTCTTTGTGCAGTTTTCTTTTCATTACCATATGCATGCATAATAATACCTTGTCTTAACCCAGGTATTGTTACACCTTCACTTAATTGTAACACACAAGATAGGTTATGAATCCTTCCATCTGAAAATAATTCTAGATTTTCTTCAGACTTAGGGTTACCTGAATGATAACTGTGCTTACTAATACGGTCTGCTTGCTTCTGAGTGTTAGCAAACACTATGCATTTATCTTCTATATTCTTAATCATAGATTTTACATATGATTCTTTAGTAGGATAATCCATCAGTGCTCTCATTCTCATAATTCTTGCAAACTGCATTTGCTTTGGTGATTGTGCATCATTTACTCTACCAGTACAGTAGTCATAATCTTTCTTCTCATTAGTATACCAATGACCACCATTCTTATTTTTCTTCTTTAAGGATGGTAACCTAGATAACTCTAACTCATGTATAATTATTTTATAATCATTAAGTATATTGCTATTTGTTGCATCATCTACACCAAAACTATATCTAATTGGACAATATCTTTGAACAAGCATGCCTTTTACAGACTTCTTATCTCTGGGTGGAGTACCTGTTAATCCTAGTATCTTACCTTTAAATAAAGATAGAAACTCTTCATGACCCGGTAGTAATGAGTGACATTCATCTAAATAGACTATATCATAGTTATTTGGATTATGTTTTTTTAATGATAGATATGTAGTAAACGTTATATGCTTTACTAATTTATATAAATTCATTTTATCTAACTCATCAATCCATGATTGTGATACTGAGTGTTTAGGTATTACTACTAGTGCTTGAAGTAATGGATTAAAGTTTATCATTAAATGTTGTATAGCAATTCTTGTCTTGCCCACACCCATAGATATGCCTAATCCGGATCTTTTATGTTTTTTAGTTATTTCTAATGCATCTGACTGCACTATTTCTCTATTGGTCATAGGCATGACACCTGGTATACTGTTGCCCATATAAGTATTGTTATTATAAGGACCATAGTCCATGTTAATAATTTGATTTGGTTTTTATCATTTTTCATAATTGCTTTTTTAATGTGATCCTACAAGGACTTGAACCTTGAACCTACAACTTAGAAAGCTGTTGCTCTATCCAGTTGAGCTATAGGACCATATTGCTATGACCTAGAGCCTGAGTATCCTAATTCATAAGATTCAGCTGGGTTTTCTTCTATCCACATATGACAGTTTCTACAAACTGGCATCCATGTTGATGTATCTAAATAGTATATACCACGTCCATTTTTATGGTGTATGTCTGTAGCATGTAAAGAACACTTGTGAATCTTTGCATGACAGATAGGTTTGTCAGTTAAATACTGCCTACGCAATTTGCTATAGGCTGTATTTAATTTTGACATTTTGTTAGATACTTTTTTGATGCTCATTTTTTAGTTCTAAATAGTTTTTAGGAAGTAATCCTAATGACATGAATTTTAATATAACATCTTCATATGTCATACCTAACTCTTTGAAGCTCATAGTGTTGGTATAATCATCTAATATTTCAGTAGCTGGTATATTTGCAATATACTGTGCTAGTGATGAGTGCTTGAATGTTTTGCTAAGATAAGCATTTACACGCTTATTACAAACAGTTTGTTTCCAAGCATTGATCTCTCTTTGCCCACGTTTCCAAACCTTAGTTATTCTACGTTTCTTGTCCCAATGTAACTTGTTAACTTCTTCAGGTTTATAAACCTTGAGGCCATGAAGTACACGTTTAAACAAAAAATGTTGATACGGATTTAGTTTAGTGTAACTTAAAGAGTTTACTAATGATGGAGGATGTAGCTGATACTCAGCTAATATCCCATAGTATTGATAACGCTCCTCTCTCTTTGAGAGTGCGTTGAGTTTCTGGTGTTCTAGTAATGTGTCTAATTGTTTTTGAGATAGCATAATTGTTTAGTAATTGATTAGTAAAAGTGTTAACCTCATGTATGAGGAAGGGAGTAGTTAAAGTTAATTAGGGTGTACAACGATAAGATCCAGTCATACACCCCTTTTAACCTAACTAACTACAATTAACTATTCTTATAGTTCAAAGGTTTCAGCCTCTTCTTCTACAAGTTCTTCTACTTTATCAGTAACTTCTTCTGTCTCAGTAACAGTTTCTTCTTCTTCTGTTACTTCTTCACTTATACCAAATGCTTCAAGTGTTGTAGCATTCTTTATCTTACCAACTGTTGTTGATCCATTAGCATCTTTAATGTCTTGACCATTAGTATGAGCTAATAACACGTCTTGTGCTGTTATATCAGCAGTAAACATTGCTTTCCTATAAATAGGTTGACCATCTACACAGCATATGATACCTGTATCACCTGCATACTTGTAATCTCTGTCTGGATCATTGCTATTGAATGGCTCTAATTGTTCTTTAATAACAATTTTACCTGCTATAACATCTCCTGACTTAAAGTTTAATGACTGTAAGTCTTCTACTTTACCAAGTAATAACGTTGATACATTAGACTTTTTAACCCAGCCATTGTTACCAAAGGTAACTCTGTCTTGTTGTAGTCTTACATAACCATACTCTGAATTGTTTTTTGATTGAATGATAACATTACCCATGTCATCAGCACATACATTGACTTTGCTTTGCATTTTTTTAGTTTTAAAAAATTAATAATTGATTGTTTGATGACTACACGTCATCTGAATGGAAATACGGATCATCTAGCTTTTCAAATGCATCTATTTCATCTAAGGCAGGCTCATTTTCTTCTATGTACTCTGGTTCATAGTCAATAATAACTGTCTTACCTGAAAAGGCATTGTAAAAGGGATTAACCACTTCTTTTGTGTATGCTGAACTTAAGCCATTAAGATCTTGTACCTCTTGATCTGTAAGAGATAAGTATTGCTCTACTGAGCACTCAATTATGCGGCCATTGGGTAGTTGTACTATCATATCTATCAACAAAGATAAAAATATAACTGCCTTTGGCTCACTAATTATAAGAAATTATTAGTTAAATTCAAAAATAAACTGCACTTATATAGCTATCACTTAGGTAATAACTAATTTGCCCTTTATTCTTTTTATGTAATTATGCTGTCTCAGTTCTTTTAAGAGCTTAAAAACATATCTCTGTGATACATTTAGTGAGTCAGCAAGTGTTGAAGCAGACGGATATGCTTCACGGTTCTTATCTGCATAGCAAGCTATGAGACTATACAACCCTTTTGCTTGTATAGATAAATTAGGATCTGATAAGACTTTGTATTTAATTATACCAAATCTATCAGATAATTTCTTTAACATGATTCTTTAATAGGATCAACATAGCAAATGATTCACTAATTTCTCCAGCCAAATCATCATCATTCATTAAATACTTGTCATTCATATACCTCCCGAATGGTATATTCTTTCCCTTAGCATCTTTTAATGCATTATCTAATAATTTCCAAGACTGTTGTTCTGCTTGGAGCAGTTCCATTGATATTTTAGCCATTTTATTGTTCATTTACTTCAGTTATTGGATCTATTACTACGTCTGGGTTTAATATATCAAAATATTTTATGTCTGCTGCACTAACTTTAGTTAGTTCCATTGGCTCTGCCTGGAAATCAAACATCTTTAACTTCTTTTCTTCATCATGATATAGTAACTCTACTTTAAGGTTACTGTAAAACGGGTTGAACTTATCATTACCCCATGATGTGTCTCCAACTACTTTACCATAGACCATACCATCTCCTGGGCTTAGACCCATGTCTTCAAGTATATCCCATTCATAGTTGCTACCTACATGATAACTTGGAGGCACAAGCTTTATATAGTCACCAATAACTACAGGACTATAATTTTCTTTAGCCAAACTAAGATGCAATATAATTTCTTTTGCATGATCAGGTAACTCTCTCATTAAGATATTAAATATATGCTCACTATTATGTGGGCTCTGTGGTAATAAAACATTATGTAGTATGTTCTCTACAATACTTTCATTGATTTTAAATTGATTTGCCATTTTTTCTTTATTGATTATTAAATTGATAACTGTATAGGTTAGGAAGGGAGCAGTTTAGGTTACCTAAATAAGGATAGTAACGCAACCTTAAACAATATGCTATATTAAAAAGGTATTGTTACTATCCATTTAGCCACCACCACTCATTAAATTGTACTAACTATAGTACTATATATATTATATAAATATATACTGGTACTGTTTGTATGAACCACTGTTCACTAAAATTTACTTTTCTTTAAGTTTATCTGCTTTTTCACACTAAATTCAAATGATACAAAAGGTAGTAGCAATAGCCAACTAACTTTCCTATGCTGATCCGGATCTACACCAAATGCAAATCCAAATATAGGTATAAACTCTACTTTGCAGGTAGGAAGCATATTTACTCTAGACATAAAGACTAAGTACATTACTGAGTTAGCTACAACAGCTACGCCAAGTAAAGTTATAAGTAACAATAGAGTTGTATTAACTGTATAGTTAGTTACGAAATGATATGTTCCTATGACAAATAGCACAGGTAGAACGATTACATATATAATTTTGATTAATGATTTGAATAAGTTTTTCATGATTTATTAAAGTATTATGACCGTATCACCATTAGTGATAAGATCTGAGATATTAGTATTTAAGTAGTAATAGTCTTGATTATACCCATTCCAATCTGCTGATAGACTATAATCATCAGAAGATATTATTAAATAAGTTGGTTGAGTATTTTGGATAGCCCAATCATACCATGCTTGACTACTATAGTCTGATGGGTTGGTTGCTAACCACTGATCATTATAAAATGCCATAAGGTCACTACCCCATGAGTAATACTCATAGTATATATTACCTGATGTGCTATACGTAGTACTATACTCTTGTGTGAATATAGTTACTAGGTTAGATTCTTGTACCTCTATTATACATTCTGATAAAGGCTCCTTCTCACAACTCATTAATGATATTGCAAGAAAGAATATTGTTATATATCTAATCATAAAACTAATATTTAGTTCTAGGATAAGTTAACTTCTTTGTTGGTTCACAAGAAGCATAAGTTCTGTACTTTCTCATCTTCTTACATCCACGTTTAGAGGATCCACAAGATTGAAGTATTGGTCCTCCAACGAAGAGGAATACCATAAGGTAAAGTAATTTCTTTTTCATAACGATTTATTATTATTGGTTAGTAATTGGTGATATAGTTATTAAGTGCAACATCCCTGCTGACAGAGCATCTACAAGCTGTCATCTAGTGACAGTAGGATGACTAACGTCTTAGCCTTTAATTTGTCTTGTTACACTTAATTCTACTATTAGTGATTAATGATATTCCGGGTACTATGTCTATTATCCTATAGATAGAGAGACATACTACATAGGAGAGGTAGGGAGCAGTTATAGTATCACACCTATCCCTTGTGTTAGCTATATTAATATATTAATGTGCTATAAGAGTTATGATAGTGGTAAAAGGTGGTATAATGTGGGTATGAGACCTAGTTTATATAATGATACACACATTTAAATAAAAAAAACAATGCAAACCTAGTTATCACACTAGATCTGCAAAGTTTTCCTCTTACAAGCTGGTTTACACAGCTTCTATCCAAAACATACCTGTTTCTTCACCTGATGTTAAGTTTAACACAGGGTTAGCAGATAGTTTAAATCCTTTCATCTCATCACCTCTATTAAGTTTAGCACCTAATTGCTTGATTGTTGGATGATCAGAACGCATTACTTGTCCAGTCTCTGGATCTATAAGGCTTAATACGCCAAATGTAATGTTGTTCTGTGTTCTTGTTGCTACATTAACACCTGCTAATGTAGTTGCTTTCTGTATCAATGGTACATCAGATGCAATTATTGTTGCACTACCTGTGTTGTCATTGATGTTAAGCTTTCTAAAATAAACTGAATTTGTTTCCATAATTTAATTATAATTAATGATTAATAAATATTTGCATAAGAAAGGAAGGGAGCAGTCAAAGTTATATTATGAAGCTATGAGAAGCTATGACCAGTCCATAGGGAAAAAAAACAACACACACAAAGCGTTAGCCCTGTGGTGTTGTGTGTGTCTGCACGGTAGATGTACCTGATTCATTCCTGACCAAGTAGAGAGCTACACATGAGCGGTAGACAAAGAAAAGGAAGGGAGCAGTTAAGCTTCCCTCCTCCTTACAGGTTAGACCTGTTCAACCCAGAAAAGATTCTCATTCTCTTCACCGGTTTGTAAGTTCACAACCTTAGACTCAGAGAGTTTAAAGTTCTTAAGTTCATCACCAACGTTCAGCTTACTAGCCAACGCTTTGATTGTAGGGTGGTCACTACGCATTACCTGATTAGTTTCAGGGTCTATTAGTGACAGAACACCAAAGGATAGATTCCCTTGAGTTCTTGTTCCCACAGACAAACCAGCAAGAGTAGTTTGTTTCTGTGACATTGGAGCAGAGCTCACAATGATTGTTGCTGAGCCAGTAGACTCATTGATGTTCAATTTTCTGAAGTAAACCATTTGTAAAAGTATTAAATTAAAAATATAGTGTGGATAATTACGGGGGGTAGCCCAACCACAAGAGACAGGTGGGGAGAAGTTTTATATAACCTCTCACCTATGCCATATACATAATTTTACCAGGACCGGGATGGGGGACATAAGTTTTTTTTAATCAGGTGGGGGGCATGTTATTACTCAAAAATTTTTATAGAATTTAGAAATTTAGTATATTGTTCTTATAGACGCAGTATAACTTAAATAAAATAACATGGACAATCATATGGAAGATAGTGGTCTTACTGAGATAGAGCAAATGCAACTAGATGCAATACTACTAGAGACAGCTTACGAAAACTCTTTTTTAGTTTTAACTAATCAAATTACTTTTGAAGACTTACTAGTAAAAAAGTTTAAGCATGGACATGAAGCTGTATTAGCATTTGATCCTGACAATGGTCCTGAATTAGATGAATTTGAAAATATGATTGCGTACTATGTAGAAGAAGAAGAATATGAAAGGTGTGCAAAAATAAGAGATCTCATGGAATCAACATACCCTAATAACATTAATAACTAAAGATGGCAGCAAAAAAAAAGAAGAGCACAGTAAATAGTTCAGGGAACTATACTAAACCTACTATGCGTAAAAGATTATTTAATTCAATCAAAGCAGGTAGTAAAGGTGGGGGAGCTGGACAATGGTCAGCACGTAAAGCCCAAATGCTTGCTAAAAGATACAAAGCCAACGGAGGCGGATATAAAACAAAGAAATAATGAAAGGAGTAAAACACTATTTAAAAAACGGAACTGAATGGAAAGGTGCTAGTCACAAAATGTCTAATGGTAAATTACATACCGGTAAGACACATACTAAAACCAGTAAGCCTTTAGTTCACATGAAAGACTTATCTAAAACAGCTAAAGCTAAAGCTAAGAAATAATGGCCAAGACTAAGCAGCAAAAAAGTCTATCAAGGTGGACTAAGCAGAAATGGACAACCGCATCAGGTAAGAAGAGTTCTGAGACAGGTGAAGTCTATGCACCTAAAAAAACTATTGCTAAGTTAAAGAGCACTAAAAAGGGCAAAGCTAAACTAGCAGCTGCAAATAAAAAGAAACGTGCTGCAACTAAAAAAGGCAAACAACACGCAAGCCACGGTTTGCATAAAGGCAAAAAAAGATAATGGCAACACCAAGAAAAGGAAAAGCAAAAGTAAAGGTTACCAAAAGTGGTAAAAGAGTAAGCTATGGTCAGGCTGGTAAAGCTAAAGGAGGGGGGCCACGTGTTAAACCTGGTACGTCAAAGGGGGATAGCTATTGTGCAAGAAGTTTAGGTATTAAAAAAAGAGTATCTAAAAAGAAAGCCAATGATCCTAATACTCCAAACAACTTATCTCGTAAGCGTTGGAAATGTTCTGGGGCAAAGTCAAGAAAAAAATAAAAGCCTTTAAACTTTTATAAGTTAAACTAATTATGTATGTTTGCGTATGTTTAATTTATAAAACCAAAAAAATGGCAGACATCAAAAACTTAGATCCTAACTTACAGGATAAGCAACCTCAGCTAAGTAAAGAGGAACTCTCTCAACGTAGAGAAGAAATTACACAATTCTATAAAGAAAATATTCCCCATTTAACTGTTCAAGCAGAATATGAGGATTTATTAGCTACTATTGACAAGGCAAGAGCTGAAAGATTACAAGCTCAAATGTTTATTGCTCAAACAGCTGCAACACAAAATGAAAACGCAGGAGAGGTAAGTGAGGATGAAAAGGCTTTTAAACAAGCTATGGAAAAAGCAGCCTCTGGGGTAAAGTAATATGAGAATGTTAAAAAGGGGTGACAGTGGATCAGAAGTAAACACACTACAGCAAAATCTTTTAATTACAAGAGACGGAATATTTGGTAAACAAACTGAAAAGCATGTAATAAGATTTCAACTTATGCATAATTTAGCAGCTGATGGAATAGTTGGTTCTGATACTTGGGCACTATTATTACAATTACCAAGTAAATTAACAGTAGCAATAGATGAAGATACTGATATTCATGGTCAAATGTTTAAGACAAACTATGATCAAATTATACATAGGCATTATTTACCTAAAGGGGAATATGTTGATGGACCAATTAAAAATGAGTACATATTTTTACATCATACTGCTGGTAACGCAAATCCTTATAGATGCATTGATCATTGGGGTAGAGATAGTAGAGGGCGTATTGCAACAGAATTTGTATTAGGGGGAGTTAACCATAAAAATGGTAATGATGATTATAATGGTATTATGGTTCAAGCATTTCCTACTGGTGCACAAGGTTTTCATTTAGGTAAGACTGGTTCTGGTTATATGAATAGACATTCAGTTGGAATTGAAATATGTAATATGGGATACTTAGATAGTAAAACAATGAAAACATATGTAGGTTCAGTATGTCAAAAAGAACAAATATGTGAGCTTCCTGAACACTACAAAAATAAATTACACTGGCATAACTACACTGAAGAACAAATTAAAGCTACAGAAATGTGGATTAAGTGGGTAGGTGAGAGAGATGGAGTAGATATTAGATTAGGTTTAAAACAATATATCAAGAAGTATGGTCCTAGTAAAGGTTTTGATTTTCAAGAGGATGCATGGGCTGGTAAAGTAAAAGGTTTACTTACACATGGTAATGTGAGAACAGGTAAGTCTGATATTTATCCACATCCAGATATGGTTGATATGATAATGAGTTTATAAAATGGCAATAGTAAAAAAAGTAGATTTAAAATTAAAGGTAGAAATTGATGAATCAATTAAGTTTCAAATACTTACATATTGTTTTTTTAATAATATATTAG